GAAGCCAGCTTCCCAAGTAGGCCGCGAGCACGATGAAGCTCACCCACCACCACACGTCGTCCACGGTGTTGCTGATGCGGACCCTCGGCGGCCGGCTCATCGACGGCCTCGCGATCCACCCTGACGAACGGGGAGAGGGTCGGGGATGCCGCCCTTGGTGAAAGTGCCGGGCTTGAGCTGCTTCGGTGGCGCGGGGATGCTGTCCTTACTGAATGCGCCTGGCGCCCCCCGCCGCGTCGCCCGCCGATACCCAATCGCGGTCGCCCTCGTTTCCCAGTCCGCGATCTCGTCCTCAAGCTCGTCGAGCGAGCCGGCTACGGTCGGATCGCTGGGATTCCACTCGATCTTGCCGTCCGCCCCCTTGCCCGCTGCGTGGTACGCCCGCACCACGATCTTCTCCGGCTGCCCGTTGTCGTCGAGCTGGTACGTGCCGAACACCCGCAGCATCGCACCACCGTACCCGTGCAGCAACACGCTCCGGCTCTTGCGCTCGGCCCGCTTGCTGCCCGCCTTCTCGTTGTTGTCCCGAATCACCATGACTACCTCCACCATGACTGTACGTATGGCACCCACGGTTGCCGCTGCCCTTGTGACAGTACGGCTAACCGTCCCAATGCCAAGAATACGCCCTTAGTCAAGCGATGTGGTGGGTATGGCGGATATTTCTATGCGCAGCCCTCGCAGTCATAGAGGAGCATGGTGGCGGCACGCTCGGCGGCGGCCCGGCTGCGGTGGACGCTGATGGGAAGCGGGCAGAGGTGAGGCATATTCCCGAAGACGACAGGCGCGAAGACGCCGGCTGGGTCGGCACGTAACGGCCACACAATGGGGTATTGTGCGTCGAGACAGTCGTATACGGCATATACAGTTCGCAGGGGTAGCCCCCGGTTAGGTGCGAAGTGTGGTGCGGAGCCAGCAAACGGCCGGCGGGGCGGTAGACTGTGAACGCTTTACAGAGTGGGATTGTACGTTAGGCGGGTAGGGGGCGGCAAGCGCCAAGTTAGGCGGGTGTGAGCGAGATCACCCGATGAAGCGGGCGAGGGCGGCACCGATGGCAACGCCGACGGCGAGGAGCGCGAAGGCGGCGGCGACGATGAGGACGCGGAGGCGGCGGAGTTCGGCGGACACGTCCACTAGAACGTGCGCCTGATCTCGAACCCAGCCGCGAGGTCGGCGACGGGCCGGTCGCTGTGGGTCCACATCCACCCGCCGAAGCTCCAGCGCCCGCTGGGGGTCTTGACCATGACACTCACTGCGGCGGTGCGCTTGGCGTCATACACCGTCGGCCCCTCGGTGGTCGCGACGAAGGCGGCGGTGCCGGCTGGGAGCGCGGTGAGCGCGGCGTCGATGCGGTCACGGAAGGAGGCGATCGGGAACGGGCGAACCTCGTCAGTCATCGTCCCACTGCACATCGTCAACGAGGAAGGTTTCGGCGCGGAGCGTGACGAGGGAGGCGCCGCTGAGGGTGACTGCGCGGTTTCCAGCCTCGCGCCAGTCGATCGCGTTCACCATCACGCTGCCTCGTCGCCCATCGCGGTGAACCACGCTCGCGAACCACACCCGCACCGCCTTCGCCTCAGTGGGCTCGCAGGGGACGGGGGTGCAGGGCTTGGGGGCGGGGGGCATCAGCGAGCCGCCGAGCGAGCGTCCACGCCGTCGAGCTTCTCGCCCTTGGACTTGAGGAGGTCGTAGCCAAAGACGTTGGCCCCTACACCCTCCAGCAGCCCCTCATCGCTCATGTTCCCGTCCTGACACCGCCAGTGGTCGAGGAACGGGTACGAGACGCAGACGGTCATGGGGCCGGAGGCGCGATACTTGCCGCCCGCCCACTCCGCCTCCGAGTTGGTTGCCATGACGAGGACGAACCCGAGCGTGAAGCTAGCGCGCTCGACTGCATCGCGGACAAACCCGGTGCCGGACTGGAACGCGAGGGGCTCGCCATACTTGGCGTTATAGGCGGGGCCGCAGCCCTCGTCTACCGCGCACGTCGCCTCGCTCCCGGTGTCGCCCTTGTGGCCGCACGCACCCTTCACGATGGGCGTGATGTCCGCCATGTTGCGGTAGCCGGGGTCGAGCTTGCGAGGGTTGGGGCGAAATCCCAGCTTGATGTCGATGGGCTGGGGGCAGGCTTCCGGCCTAGGCGTCGCGGACGGTGCGGGCGTGGGCGACGGGGAACCAACTGGCGAAGGTGCCGGCGTCGGACTCGACGAGGGAGAAGGTGTGGGGATGGACGACGGAGACGGGGCAGGCGTGGGGGTCGCGCTCGGCGCCGCAGAGGGCGCAGGGGACGGGCGCGGGGTGGGCAAACATGACCCATCGAGGAGGCATGGGGGCACCCGGAGAGTGCAGGCGGGGAGGAAGACGAGAGCGAGTACGGCGAGCGCGCGCCTCACTTGCCGAACCTCTGCCAGAAGAAGTGGCCCATGAGGAACCCCCAAGAGAGCGTCGCGAATGGATTGCTGAATATGCCGGTGGTGAACATCCACCCGGTTACGATGCCGAACATGAAGGGGACTAGCGGGCGCTCAGCCAGCTCCCACACAATCTCGCTGATGGTGTCGTGCGGCCAGCGATTGACGAGCGTCCACGCCTCGTAGATGCCAGCGCCGATGACCACCAGCCCCCATATGGGTCCGAACACCACGTAGGCGGCGACGAGCAGGCCGATGGCGATGGCCCCGGAGACGACGTAGCGCGTAGGGCTAGACATTGGGCTTCACCGCGACCGCTTGGAGCGTTTCCTGGTTGTGGGACCAGCGAATCTCAACGCGCTTCACCGTAAAGCCGGCGGCCTCCAAGTCGCCACGCAGGAGCGCCGCGGTGAACGCCGACTTGTGGTGCTCGCCGTCGGTGAGCTGCGTGCCGAAGACCATCATCTCGGCCCACGCGCGATCAGCGCCAGTGAGCCAGTAGCGTGCCACGTAGTCGAAGTTGGGCACCGACACAATGGCGCGCCCGCCGGGCTTGAGCACGCGGTGCCACTCCTTGAGCGTGCCCGCCACTTTCGCCATCGACTGGTGCTCAAGGGTATGCGACGACCATATCTCGTCCACGCTGCCATCGGCGACAGGTATGGCGTCCATCTCCGCCCTGATGTCGGGCTCGCCGAACAGGTCGACGCTGGTGAAGTCCTCGCCGCGCTTGTCGCGGCCCCCTCCGATGTCTAGCTTCATGCGCCCTCACGCAAAGAAGGTGGTAGTTCGGTGCCGTAGTTAGCGGGCATCTGCGGCGTGGGGCACATGAGGCCCTTGACCGTGCTCGGCCCGAGGTTCGGGAAGCTCATTTCGAAGCCGTCGAGGTGTCCGACCTTGAAGGCAGTGGTGAGCTTGACGTAGCCGCCGTGATAGCGTTGCTCGCTACCGAAGATGGCGGCGGCGATGTTGCCGTACTCCTCGAAGTCCGCGAGCGCACGCTCTAGCAGCGAGCGCGTCATCAACATGCAGCCGAGTTCGTGGTAGTACCACGAGTTTTCGGGGATACCCGACGCTGCCGCCGCGGTGGCGTGCATGGGGTAGGCGTGGGTGACGAGGTGGGCCTTACCGTAGAGCGCGAGGTTGACCATCATCTCCAGCGATTCCGGCGCGGGGATGTTGTCGGCTTCGACGCTGAAGATCCAGTAAGCGTCGATGGCCTTGGCCCTCTCCAGAATCAGCTCCCAGCAACGGCGAAAGGTCCGGTCCCAGTCGGGCCACGGGGTCAAGTGCGTGCAGTCGATGCCCTTCGAGCGAAGCAACTCGAAGTACGCAGTGCTCACGCGGGTGTTGTCGACCTGATAGGCGTGCTTCGCCTCGTAGCGGAGCGCGTGGAACATGGCGACCCACGGGTCGAGGCTGTACTGCTTGCCGGCATACGTCGGGCAGGCGACGAGTACGCGGCCGGTCGATTCGCTCATACCATCCTTTGGATGAAGGCGAGCGCGAAGTAGTTGGGGAGGCTGAGCACGGTGTCGTGCGCGGACACGGCGTGATCGTTGGGCTGCGAGAAGGAGTGGGCGAGGGTGCCGGCGACGCCGTGGGCGGCCGGGGCGGTGACGGAGTGGACGCCGTAATCGGTGCCGACGTGGGTGCCTATTGCCTGGTGGGACAGTGACGGGAATGAGTGGTCGCCGTGGGTCAGGGTCGCGCCCGCATGCGAGCCGGTAAAGGAGGCCACGGAGTGGTCGGCGTGAGTGAGGGTGACGGCGGCGTGGGTGTGGGTGCCGCTCGGTGCGCTCGCGTTCGCCGCAGAGGCGATGGTTCCCGATGGTCCAGAGGCGTTCGCGAGCCCGGCGATGCTGCCCGTCTGGGATGCGTGCGTGCCCGAGAAGCTGGCGATCGTGGCCGTCAGCGACGCACCAGTAGCGAGGGTGAGCGTCGCGCCCGCCACCGTCTGCTGCACGCGGGTGAGCGATGGGTGGCCGCCGGTGATCGTGGACGCTGCGTGCGTGTGCGTTCCCGACGCGATGCTTACTGAACCGCTGGGCACGCTGATGCCCGCGTTCGACGCGAAGCTACCGGACGGCACCGACACCGCGGCATTGCTCGCGTGCGACCCCGTGAAGCTCGGGACGCTGTGGTCGGCGTGTGTCAATGTGACTGCGGCGTGGGTGTGGGAGAAGCTGGGCACCGCGTGGTCGGCGTGCGAGAACGTAGAGGCCGCGTGGCTCAGCGCAGCATGCGTGAGGTCGGGGTGATTGGCGATCGTGAGCCCGTGCGTCAGCCCGGTGTGGTCGCCGACCGTGAGGCCAGCGTGTGTAAGGTTCGCGTGGCCGGAGTGCGAGTGCCCGCTGACTCCGCCAGTCTGCTTGAGCGAGCCTTCGATGTTGGTCTTGGCGACGCCGAGGTCGTCCTGCTTAGCGCCGACTACGAACTTGTCGCGGAGATCGGGGCCGGGGGCGTTGAGCGTACCGTCGCAGAGCGCGTAGTCTCCGGGGATCGCTGCGATCGTCCCACTCCACATGATGATGCCGCCGACAGGCACCGCACCGGCGGCGGCCGGCGCTCCGCCCATGAGCAGCCATGTACTACCGCTGCGGTAGTAGTGGGCGTGGAGGTCGGTACGAAAGAAGAGTGCGCCGTCGTGGGGGGCGGGTACGATGGTCGAGCCCGGAAAGGCAGGCCCCGCCGCCCACATCCACTGCCCATTGTCGTGACCGTGGGCAATGCCGATGTCACCATACCGCCGAAAGACGGGCTGATCAGTCAAGACGCGCGCTTAGACCGCGACGCCCTCGTAGATCGTCTCCGTCGCGTGGGAGCTGATAAGGCGAACGATGCGGATGGCCTTGCCGTCCACGATCGCCACTTGGCCTGGACGCAGCACGTCCTTGTCGGTCTTGACGAGCTGAGTCAGCTTGACGACGGCGGTGGGGATGCCGGCGGTTTCGTGGAGG